CGTCGCCGACGATGGCCTGCAGATCGCTGAACCCGGGGATCGAGGTGGCGATATGGAGATCGAAGTTCCCCATGTGCTTCCCGCGAACCTGTTGGAATTCCTCCGGTCCATCCTCGAGCTTTATGGCAGGTTCGTATTCCCCGTGCGGGAAGAACCATTCGTCTCCTTGCGCTTCGTGGAAGTTCCCGAAGAAGTCGGTGTACCCGCGCCCGGTTCCGATGCTGCCGGACAGGTCCCTGCCGGAACTGTATCGTATGTCGGGGTTGGAGGGATCGAACGTGCCCTGGTTGAAGACCGACTTGATCTGCTCCGGATAGAAGGCGGCGTATGTAGTAGCCTTGCCCATCATTCCATAGGACTGCGAGGTGACCCTGACCCCATCGTACCCCTTATCCTTCAGCTTTTGGATCTCGGCGGGATCTTGGAGAAATTCGTGATGTAACCCCTGATCTTCTATTACATAAGGGTTTTCTATTTTGACGTAGACGGGCATTATGTTCTGCTGCCCTTCCGCATTGTATTCCCCCTTACTGTAGCCCCCCTCGAACGGAGCAAAGCTCGACGCCATGTCAACGTCCCCCACCCAGAAGACAGGGGATCTGTCATCTATTTCTACCGTGCTGAAATCCGCGACGGTCCCGTGGTACATGACCTTCGGCGTTCCGTCTTCATTCACAACCTTAGAGCTACCGAACCAACTCTTGAACTCGTCGCTTTCCACCGGAGGGGCCACGGTGAACCGTGTTCCAGCATCTCCCTGCACCTTGCCGGAGTCAACGTCCCCGCGCATCAGGTTCCGCACGATCGTCCCTATCTCCTGGTTGGTCCACTCGGCGGCGGTCTGTGCACCGATGCTTCTCCACAACCAGTCGCGCATCTTCTCGGCGAGTTTCTTCTCCTGGATGTCCAGGGTCTCCCCGTTCATCAGCTTTTCGGAGATCCGGGCGATAAGCTCGTCGGCGACGGCCCGCTCGTCTATGGCGGCCTCGTCCGGTCCGGATACCTCGTTGCCTTGGTCGTCGACATACCTGCCGTCGATCTTCCGGGCGAACTGGGCCTTGTACACCCCGCTGATCCCGGTGAAAAATTCGTAGGCCTTCTTTATCGTTGAGGCCCTTATCCCCACACGGTCCAACACGGACAGGAAGGCGTCGATCGATTTGTCCGAGCCAAGGTCCTTGATGCTTCCGTGGGCGAGCACCTCGTGCGCGAATTTCGCGATGGCCTCGCCCCTGCTGTCCATGTTCTCCGAAATGAACACGACGGTCCCGTTGCTTTCAAACGCCTGGATGCGTTCCCCGCGCCGGAGCGCCTCCTTTGTCTGGTCGTCGATGTCAGGGTCCTCGAGCGCGAGGGCTACCGTTCCGTGCGTCCTTACGGTGACGTTTTTACCGGAGGCGAACCTCTTGCGCATGCGGTCGATCACGTCCTCGATGGCGGTGGTGATACCCTTGTTCCGGCGTTGGCCCTCCGGGGCGCCTGGATCTTCATCGACCCGCACGCCCATGTTGGCGAGGATCTCGTCTATGCGCTGGGTGTATTCCTTGGCGTAGTGGGCGCCGTTGGACTCTATTTCGCCAAGAACCTGCAACGCCTGGTCCTCCGTCATACCGAGATTGGTTTCCATTACCTCCTGGACAATCGATGCGCGTTCGTCCTCGGTGCTGGCTCCAAGGTAGCGTACCGCGGTCTCCGGGTTTACGGCCCAGGTCTCCCCATCCTTGTCCTCGATGAAGAAGGGGTCGCTTTCCCCTACCCGCTTCCTGGCCTCCATGTTCCGTTGCTGGATTTCAGATTCAAGGTTCCATAACCACTGTACCGGGTTCTTTCCTTCGAGGTAGGTTGCGGCGGCTGCACCGACAAGGTCGCGGGCAGCCGGACCTGCCGTCATCCACCACATGGACCGTGCAGCGGCCAGGGTCTCCTCGATCACCTCGTCCGCCATCTCGCCGGAGCTGATCCCGTTGATGTGCGCATAGCGGTCGGCATAGACGAGGACCATGTCCTCGACGAGCTTCTGCCCACCCTCGGTGAGGACCTCCTCTACATAATCGATTCCTTTTTCCTTCAGGACTATCCCCATTATGGGGAGGATCTCCTTCTTCATCCCTTCGGCGAATTTCTTGCGGAGGATCGACCCTGTCCCGCTGGTGGCCGCCATCGCCCCGACATAGTCCAGGGACACGGCCAAGGGGGCGAACAACTTGGAATACTGGTGTGCGCCCTTTGCCGACATTCCGGCCTGCCTGTACCGGAGCTCCATGTCCGGCTGGATCTGCGAGTATGAAAGCATTAGGGCAGCCGGGGTGTTTCCTGTTGCCCCGAGCAGCCCGACCGCCGCGGTGTGCGGGGCCATCTCAAGGAATTCGTTGAAGGTGTCGCCAAGGAAGAACCCTGTCTTTTCAACCTTGCGCTTGAATTCGTCGTAGTATCTTTTGCGGTCGAGGAACTCCCGGTCCTTTTCGGCACCCTCGCGGAACATCGCCGGGGCCTTCTCCATCATCGAATCTACGGAGGCCTCGACCTCGGCACGGTCGACCGGGGTGTGGACGGCGCCCACGACAGGGGGCATGTTCTTGACCGCAACCATCGTCCGCCGGGTATACTCCTCCTTGACCAACCTGTCCCGGAGCTCGGCCTTCGCCTCTTCGCTACGGTAAGCGTCGCCATCGAAATATTTATCACCCTCGAGCTGTATCGCCCTGTACAGACCCTGCGGGCTCGAGACGGATTCTAGCGCCTGGTTTTCAAGCTCTACTGCCGTTACGACACCCTTCACCATGCTGTCCACCCCGCGCATGAAAGACGACCTCCATTTTTTCCGGTCGATCTGCGGGATGTGCATTGTCAGGTACTGGTAGGCTACACCGAATTCCTCCGGGGAAAGTTCCTTCGAGAGCGACATGAAAGCATCAACCTTGGTGTCGGTCTCCTTGGCAAGGGCGATGTAGTCAAGGGCGTTCGTCGTTTCAGGCTTAAGCTGCCTGCGGAGCGCGTTGGTCGTCTGCACGAAGTGCTTCATCGACAGGTCGGTCCGAACCTTGGAAACGGCCTTCTTCTTCAACCGCTCGGATTCCTGCTCGGGCGTTGCCCCTCCGGGGATCTGCCCGGCGGCGTCGATGCGGAGCATCCTCCAGTACCCCGGTTCCTCCGCGGCCTTTTCCTGCCTGGCCCATTCCTCCTGGGATATGGTTTCGTCCTTCGCGTAGTTCTGTAGAAATTTCATTGCCACCGGGACAAAGGACTCGGCGTCCTTGTATCCAGAAAGCTTGGCTAGACGGCCTATGTCCGCATCCGGAACGCCGGACACTTCGCGTAGCGTATCCTCTATTACGGTGTGAAGCCCGGCGGTGTCCCCCGCTGCCATGTAGCTGTTGGCGGAGTAGTACGCCTTGGTGCGGTCCACTTTCGGAGTGTTGTTCGCCTTTGCCAAATCATCGATAAACTGGCGTTTGTCTTCCGGAAAGCTATCCCTGTTCCTGATGAGTAGGTCTAGCCTTTCCCGAGTTAGGTTATCTGCCACTTTGCGCTCCTTCGTTTACCGATTTCAACATTCCCTCCAACCACATCCGGTCTTCCTCGCTCGTACCCTCCGGAAGGAATATTCCCGATTCTGTTTTTGTTTCCGTCTGGTTGTTCATCCCCTGGAGACGATCCATCCCTGCCTTCAACCAAGTGTTGTTTGTTTCGCGGGTCATCTTCTTGTCGGCCATGTACTGGAGAGGCGCGAACACCACTTCGTTCAGCAACTTATCCGTGGCGGAAGGGTCAAGCCCTTTCTTTTCGGCGGCCTCGACTGTGCGGTCGTATAAATCCAGCCACTCTCCAAGTTTAAGCGATGCCTCCCCTGTGGTCGTTACCGTTCCTGTCGTGCTCATCTCCACCTTGTTCGGTCCCTTTGTGAAGGCGTCCCTCCCTTTGTAGTGGGCCTTGCTGAAGGATGAAAAGATCCGGAGGTAGTGCCCGTTCCGGCTTCGGGTTGTCGGGGATAGGAAAGGGGTCTTGGTCTTTTCGGTGAAGGTGCTGTTTATCTGGGACAGAAGGGAAGCTACGCCAGGATCATCTGCCTTTAGATTGTTGAGGTTGTACGCCATCACCATGCGCTCGGTGTAGGTGTAGTTACCTGGGTTCGTCGCCATGTCTATGGCCGAAACAAATGTGTCGGGGGTCAACTGCTTGGGAGGAAGGTTCTTCTTCTTTATCTCTTCAAGCTCAATCGCATATCTATCATACATCGCCTTTCCGATGACCGGGTCCCCATAGTCGTTTATGAAATCTTCGAGAGGGGGCTGGTACAGAGGGTCTCCGGATCGGACAATCTTCTCCTGGATTCGTGCATCCCCCCGGCGCGTCCGTTCGTGGGCCTCGGCCTCGAGCCGACGCTGCTGGCTTATCTTTGCGTTATCCAGGATCTGCAGCTTGATCTTCTGGTCGTCCGAGGGCTCTTCCCCGTCACCCACGCCGATCACCATCTCCGCAGCATCGAACTCCTCCGCCTTCACAAACTTGTCGAACCGTTGGTCGTTGGCGGACTTCAAGGTCTTTTCCCATGCGAGATCGATGGATTCCTGGGTGCTGCCATTCCGCTTCATGTAGGCCCGGAAGGAATTTTCAGCGGACTTTAGCGATTCGTCGCTGCTGGTGGTTACCCACTCCTGCAGCTGGCTCTCCGCGGTAAGTTGCATCTGCTGGATCTGGGCCGACTCGATCTGGGCCTGCTCGTGCTGGGATGCGCGTTGCTTGAACAATAGCTCCTTCGGCTTCCAGTTCTGCATGAAGATGCGTTGCTGCCTCGGGGTCATGTCCTTTGTTATGTCGGCGGCGATAAGGTCCAGGGACCCTGCGTACGCGGTCGACGAACCTATTGCAGCCTCCCCGTTCCTCTGGGCGAGTGCGTTGTACCCTTCTATGTCCTTTGCACCCGGAACACCTTTCCGTCCATTCAACGCCCACTCGTGCGCTTCGTTGTAGGCCTTCTGGGCCATGAAGGTGTCATTGCGCTTCTGGATGTCATCGATGTCCTGTCCGAGGGACTTGAATGCGTCTCCAACCCCTGAAAGCGCCTGGGCTTCCAATCCACCAAAACTTGCCGCCGTGGCACGCGGGGCGGACAACGATCCGCTAGGTGCCACCTTCCTTGTAGGTGTAACAGGCATTATCTCACCCCTGGGTTGTTCCGTTCATACCACATGTTGGACACGGTCCCGGCACCGGACAGGAGGCTTCCCCCGGCACCCATCGCCCCGGCCCGCTTTGACGCCCGTCCCTGGGCCCGGTCGAGCACGCCCTGGTTCCTGATACCGGACACCCCGCGCGCGGTGTTCATGTCGATCTGGGCGCGGTCGAGTATATAGTTTTCGAGGAGGTCGTTTTCCCAATCCAGGGAAGATCCTGTGCCTACCCGTACACCGGAGGCGGCGGTGTCCGCCCTCCCTGAAGCCCGTTCCCTGGCATAGAGAAGGCCAAGCTGCTCCTTCTCATCCCTGGCCTGGGCCTCAAGATCCCTTGCCTGCAGCTCCCCCATCTGGGCGTTGTACTCCGCAGCGGCTGCGGCGGACTGCCCCTGCTGGTATTGCCCTATCGCGGTCATGGCCATCCCGGCCCCTGCCAATATCAATACTGGTTCACACATTATACTGTCCTCATTTCAAATCTATGGAAGGGCTTGCCTTCAACTCCGAATGGTTCGGGCTTAAAAATAGTGAACCCGCACCACTCCAGCCACTTGATGCTGGTAAGGTTGCGCCGATCCACCCAGTTTTCAAGCAGAGAATACCGATCCTTCATCTTCGCGACGTAGTCCCTGCTCTGCTTCAGGAATGTTGTCTGTATGTCCTCGAGCTTGTCGGTGGCCAGCAACCAGGGGGAACCACGGTCCGGGAACCCCGGGGCTTCGCCTACGCCGAACAGGCCTATCGCCTCCTCGCCAAGGCGGATGGTCCATTGGAGGGGGGAACAGGACAGGGAATACTCCAGGGCCTGAAGGGGCATGGCGTTGCGGGAGGCCCAGATCTCGGCCTTGTCGGAGTTCCTCATGAACAGCGCGACATGGACGGCGTCCCCTTCGCGGACTGAATCGACGTATGCCTTAGTATTCACCGGGGTCCACCTCTGGAATGTGCGATAATATCGTCACCGGGAGGGGGTTGTCCTGCCGGACATGGATGCGTCCGTTCGTGTTCCAGTCCGGGCGCAGCTGGATCTTTTTCTTCCCGGTGATCATGTTGGTGGCCTCGTCGTAGTCCTCGTCCGTGCGGTCCTTCATCTCGATTAGGTTGTCCGTGTCCGGGCCCACCTTTATCCCCCGGGTGTTTTCGAGGGAAAGAACAACCTCGTTTATCACCTTCAGACTGCCGAACCCGGTTCCGTCCTGCAGCGAGTAGTCCACGTCTAGCGTCTCGAAGTCGGCTGTTACCGGGAGGCCTATGTGCACTTTCGAATATTCATGCGGGAGGGTAACTGCGCCCCCTTCGACGACAAGCCCGGTGATGACGTTTCCGTCCGCCAAGGCAACGACGGTTTCGCCCTCCAGGTGATCAAGGCCGGAAAATTCGTCCGCCGGGGCACCATCATGGCTCAACGCGCTGTCCATGAATATGGAATCCTCGAGGGAGTTTCCAGGAAGGCGTTCTGAAATATATTCCGTGTAGTAGACGTACGACCCGTTGATCGTCCGCTTTACCGAAAAGTAGACATCGTCCACCTTATTCCCGCGGATGGAACACACCGAACGAAACTCCCCGTCCGTGTCAGCGGTGGTCCAGGCGACGACATCATGCTCCCGGAGGTAGGTTAGGATATTCAAGGTTCCGCTTTCCATGACAAGCCACAACCGGGACTCATCCCGCTGCAGGGCCCAGTCCCGGACCTGGTCGTTCTTGAAGAGGTGGTTGGACATTATCTCCAGGTCGGACCCACGGAACCCCCCGTCCGAAACGGAATAGAACAGCTCCTTTACACCCTTTCGGTAGTCAGGGACCATCAGGATGGTATTGCCGATTACTATCGGAGGAACCCTTGAGGCCCCTCGGGAATCCTGCTGCTCGAACCTTACGTTGAGGGGTGTTATGGCATCGGAGTTCCGTCCAGGGCCCACACTCCACGTTCCGTTCTCGGTAAGGGCAAATAGTTCCTTCGTGGTAACGTAGTGGAGGATGCCGTTTATTTTGTTCCCGTCTAGCTGGGCCGTTATGGCGTCCCCGTCCTTAAGTGGTCGGCTGACCATGAACGTGGCCATTGTGCCCAGGTTGCTGAAGTGGGCTGTCTGAGGAAAAAACGCGGACCCCCCATAGACTTTACGTTGCTGGTATATGCCTATGGCGCATGGGTAGGTGGATACGGAAGTGAAAGGGTTTCTAAGTGTTTTTGGGCCATCCGCCGAATCGGGGCTTATGTTGTCGTCCTTGAAGGATGTACCCGTACAGGAACCGATGTACCCGTAGTACCCCCGGCTGCTTTTGTATACCGCGTAGGACTCCGCCCCACTCACCTCGTCCCACCACACGGACACGGAGCCCCCGGCTTCCCATTGGTTCGAATTCCATGCATAAGCCACGGTTTCCCCAGAGGGAACGGACTCCACCCCGTCGTAGTCGACGGCGGACACCTTGTATGAAACATAGTATGAAGGGGCGACTGTGTTAGGGGTTCCCCTGTTGACCTGGTGCCCGAGGTTTTTAGGGGCTTCGATAGTCGGCGCGTATTCGACCGCTTCAAGGGCCCAATCAAGGTCTGTTCTCCTCGTTAAAGCATATTCCGCCATCCCCTTCCTGGCCAGGTATATTACATCCTCGCGTTGGGCGTACCTTATTTCGAAAAGATCGGACTCGGAGTAGGGGGTGTCCAGCTCAATCTCGTAGGGGGTGCCTGTGGACACCACTGGCATGGGGTTTGCGTTCTCCGTGTCTTCCCTGTTGTAGGCGATAGCCCCCCCTCCTTCAACCTGGAACGCCCCGTCGGATCTAGGAAGCAACCACCCCCCGGCAAAGCCGTCGTACAGACCGGAACACACGAAAGAATCCCCGGTAGAAAAATTCCATTTAACAACCTCGTCTTCGTCGTAATACGGAACATATCCAAAGGTGGTCCCAGCCTTGTTCACCCAAACCATCGTGGAAGTTGCCCCTGTGCCGAGATTCTTGCAGGTTAGTCTGAAGTCGGTATGTTTATAGGCATACCCTGCATCGTACATATAGACCCTCAGGGTTATCTCGTAGGACTCCCCGACCACCAGGTTTATTCCGGAGTCATAGGCGTAGGAGGAAGTCGAGTAGTCGGTTTTAAGGTACAAATCGCCCGCAGTCGTCAGGCGTATACCCGTGTTCCCTATATCGCAGTTTCCAGATGGTGCTGCATACTCGAATATCCGTATACTTAAAGTACGGACGAACGGAGGATGGATGTAGTTCTTGAAGGGGCTTTCGATGTAGTCGGCGGCAGCTTCGAACTCAAGCCCGTCTATCGCGGAGGTCATCAGATACGCGCCATCCCTCATGATCTTTAGCTTGTAGTCGCTGAACTCAAGGATGTAGGACTGGTCGAGGCTATACTCGAAGGGGATCTTGCGGTTGTCTCCGAGGGAGGTTCCAACATACTGCGTACCTGGTCGGTTGCTTATCCCGCCATGCACATGGACGAGCATGTTGTTCGCTTCGGCGAGGCCTATCTGCCATTTTGCCAGGTCGGTACGGCTGCGGAGCGAGGGGGCCAGTACGCCAGCGGCATAGCTGGGTTGGGCCATCCTCATCGGCGGGCCTCCACCAGGTCGGAGCCTACGGTCTGCGCGACCCTTCGCTCGTTGGAAGAGGAGGACATTGAAACGGCGATCGATTCATCAAACCCTTCCTTGGCGAGTTTACGAAGGGCGAGCTTCCCGGTGATAGGCATGGAGACCTCGTAGGCCAACCTCCAGGCCAGGGAGTCGATGAACCCGTCGTCGAACTTCGTGGTGTCCTCGATGTCGTTGCTGTATATCGCGTAGGCGTCCTCGAGGTTGGTGTATATCTTGTCCCCGAATACATCGAACTCGACGGTCGACCCGTCCTTTACGGAGGGGGCGTATACCATCTCCCCGTTCCGGAACACCGGGGATAGGGTCGAGCTGTTCCCGGCAAGGCTGGTCAGGGACCATATCCTTAGCGAGGCGGAGGGTTTCTGGTAGACGTAGTCCCAGCCTAGCGCCTCCTCGGTAGTGAGGGCCAGGGCGTCGGAAGACTTCGCAAACCCAAAGGGATGCTGCCGCAACAACCACCTGCGCGTCGGATCATAGAATAGGTTGCAGAATTGGGCGGCTACGGAGTTTGTTTCCGTGATTGATTGGATAGGCTTTTGATTTATCCTGGCGAGCGCCATGTTGCAGATAGCTACCTTGTTCACCACGGACCTCCTTAAATGTTTTAAAGCCCCCTCCGGAGAGGGGGCTGTCTAGCTATGCCAGCAGGGAAGCCTGGCGGGCTTCCTCGAGCAGGCCTTTCAGGGTATCGGTCTTGGCGCGGGGCTTGAAGCTGACTCCAAGCTCCTTGAGTTCCGCCAGGATTTCCTCCCGTTCCAGGTCCTCCACGGGGGCGAGCCCGGTCTCGACAACAGGTGTCCTATCGTCCACCTCGACTTCGACAAACCGCGAGGGTTTGGCCTTGCCTATGGAATCATAGATCATGCCTTCCTCGAACAGACGACCCACGTAGGTGGACTCAATGCACTTGTATGCCATGGCTTGCTCCTTAGCTTACGTCAAACGAATCCTGCAGGCTCGGGCTCAGGAAGGCGTCAACCTTGCCCGAGGTCAGTCCCGCGCTTACCGTGTAGTTAAGCCGCAGATACCGTTGGGTGTTTGCGGGTACGCGGATGCGCCAGATGGTGGTTCCCGCCACAAGCATGGCCGAAGCCGCAATGGCCGGGGCCGTTGCGATGACCGTGGTCGGGGTAACCGTCGATCCAGTCTGCAGGGTTACCGTAAGCGTCTCGGTGTCCGTATCAAACGGGGTGTTCACCAAGACGTGCAGGTACAGTTCGCGTCCAAGGGCGCGGTTGTCCGCGGCACCGAGGTCGATGACGTTGGTCGATACCGCTGTCGCGGTGATCGCTTGCGCGTCGCTGAATTCATTGAGTGAATCAATTAACATAATAATACTCCTTTGGGTGTTAGCCCAATTTAGGCGATCTTACCTTCGGTGGAAAGGATCTGGTCGCATTGTCTAATCGGAACGCCACGGAACTTCATGACAAGCTCCCCTTGTACATCCTGATAGGTAAGCTGAAGATTGCTCTTCTGCCAGGTCTGGATGTCGAGGTAGGTGATCACGGTCTCGTTGCAGTAGAACACGGGACGGCCCATGGTCTTCATTCCCGGAGGAAGCTTATGCAGCGCCTTGATCATGAGCAGGTTCAAATCGGCCATACTCGCGTTCGCGGCCAGCAACGAAACGTCGATGTTCGCAATACGTACGATCGAGCGCCAGTCACGGACGGTGAAACCAACATCCCACTTGTAATGGGTGCGGTATACCTGGTACAGACCACCGCTGGAATCCGTAGCGGTTTCCTGCCCGAGGTCCTTCTGCTTGATGCCAGCCATCGACCCCTTCGGGTAGAACATGTAGGCGGTGTTCGGTCCCCACACGACCAACCAAATGGAGGTGTTGTCGCTGTCATCGTTACCAGCCAAATCACCATCGATGATGTTATATCCGGACTTGGTGTCATCGGTGCTGATCGCACTGTAGCGCGGAGCAAGACCTGTGAACTTTTCCGGATCGGTTGCCGTATCGCCGTAGAACAGCGTCGAGGCAACCTGCTGGTTCATCTTTTCGATGAACGGGCGCTCTTCGGAGAGTCGGAATCCCTTCGGGTCCGGAGCCTTGTCGACCAGGTCGATGTCAGACTCGGCGTATGCTTCCAGCATACCGGAGCTGTCGCTTACCTGGGCGGTAATGCTCTTGGACGGCTGGACGCCCTGGTACAGCTTGCGCCAGGTGGCGTTCGGCAGACCAGTTCTAACAGTCGTCTTGTTGTTGGTCCCGTCGTTCGCTTCCAGGAAGGTAGCGTCTTTCAGGATTTCGTTCGTTTCGTTCAGCAACTCGACGATAGTCGCCACGGACCCATCGGGGTTGAGGCGGTTCGCCACGTCGCTGAGCGTCGGGTTGTTGGTACCTTTTGTAGCCATTTCTGACTCCTTGGCCTATCGGCCTTTTAGTTCTCCGCTTATAATTCTGCCTGGCTCGTTCCGGTAGCGGACACACCGTACTCGCGTGGCCAGGCCCTGACCGACAGACCACCGTGGCCTATCGAAATCATTCATTCATCGTCGGGTAGAGGATGTCCTCGGCAGCCTTCTGGCTTCCGGCCCCTTCCCCCTCCACAAACTTGTCTTCGCGCATCGCCTTTCCAATCTTCACCAGGGCGCGTACCAGCGCCGGGGAATCCCCGATCCGCCCGGACAGCAGCTTTGCGCCTTCATCGTCGAAGAATGCATTCATCGCTGCCTTGGCCGCCCCGAGGTCTTCCTTCGGCATCTTACCGATTACGGCGGCGTCGGCGTCCCAGGCCTTGCTGAACTCGTCCAGCTGCCTCTGCATCTGGATTTCCTGGTACTTCGCGAAATCTGAAAACAGGTCCTTGGCCTTCTCGGCGCTTACCCCAAGGTCCTTGAGACGCGGGGCGAAATGCTCGAGTGCGGCTTCGTCAAGGGTTACCCCCTCCGGAAGCTCGACGGCGGAATAATCAACCTCCACCGGATCAGCCGGATCAGCCGGATCAGCCGGATCAGCCGGATCAGCCGGATCAGCCGGATCATCTGCAATCGCGGATTTACGAACTGGTTCTACCGCCGGATCTACTGCCGGATCTACTGCCGGGTCTACTGCCGGATCTACTGCCGGGTCTACTACTGGTTCTGCCATTTTATTTCTCCTGTTCCTTTCTTATTCTCTCGTCCTGCATTTGGTTGAATAACTTCCTGCAGGGTTCATCCCCCTGGATCAAATCCAACAACTGCAGACCCAGGGTTCTTTTGCCTTCGCGAAAACACATCTCATGGTGAGGACCGATTGTGGAGGAAAAAATTTGTGATTCTGACAACCTCCACCAGATGAATTTCCTTCCCATTGGAGAAGCCAAGATCCACCGAAGCACTTCGATCTTGTCCTTTCGGTCGAAGCGAAGGTCGATCATGGCCTTCTTCAACTCATCCGCCGTCTTGACCGCATCAGCCATTCATCCCTCCCATCAGCGCCGTCAACGCGGAGTTCCCGCCCATGTCGGTTTCGCTCAGCACCTTGGCGCTGTCTGCTGCCGTGGCTGCCGCCTGCATGGCCTGCATGGCCTGGGCCTGCTGGGCCTCCGCCTGCTGCATCGCCGCGACTTCCTCGTCGGAGTTGATGATCTTAGCGGAAGTTCCAAGCGAGGAGGCGTACTCGTCGATCGCCTCGGTTGCGTTGAACTTGAACCGCGCTTCCGGGAATACCGGGGATAGGTTCCCCACAAACCCGGCAAGCTGCTCAATGCCGGACGTGGCGACCATCTTCTGGGCCTGGGCAAGGATCGAGATGTATTCAACCTCGATGTTCATCCCCTCGATCTCCTCCGGAGGTTCCGGCAACAGCCCGGCCTTCTCGGCATAGTGGAACGCGGAATCGATCAACGGCTTGTGTACCTCGTTGTGGACACTGTCCAGGACCGGGCCAAGCACCATCATCTTTTCTTCCTTGAGCGCCGCAACCTCGGTGGCGGTCTTCGTGACATCGACCGTGTTGGCGATCATGGTGAACAGGTCCGTGAACAACCCCTGGCGGATCGCGTTGCGGGTGTCCATTATCCCGGCGATGGAGGCGTTCATGTCGAAGTTCACCTGGTATAAAGGCTGCAACCCCTGCCCGGCGGACAAGGTGTCGTCGTAGGTTATTCCTCCCGGCATGGTGTTAACGATCTGCCCTTCGAGCTTGGATGGCCCGCGGAGCGGAGGGTCTACCATCTTGTCCTGCGCCACCAGCTTCTTCTCGTATTCCTTCTGGAGTCCCTTGATGTCGGTAAGGGTGGCTACCCCAGGCCCGAATCCGTACGCCATCATTCCAACCGTGTGCCAACGCGGGGCGAGTATGTTGAATTTTTCAGATCCTGAAACCCTCAGTGCCTTCGAATTCTCGAATCCCTTCTCGTGGTACACGACCCGGTACTCCTTCCCCTCCCCGAACGGGAATTGTATGCGGTCGTCGTTCGGCTCAACGAACATGGTGATTGTGAAGGTTTCCTCGGTCCGCTTCCCGTTGTAGGCCGATAGAACCGCCTGGCTTACATTGTCCTTTCCGAATTCGTTTATCATCTGGATGGCCGTCATCCGGAAGCGCCGCATGAACGTATCGACGACCCCCTCGTTGTTGAGCGCCAGCCAGAACTCCCCGATCGTCATCGGACGTGCGCGGATCACCGTCCCAAAGCTTGGGCGGATGGCGGAGGACGCGGTGCCGAACGATGCAAGTTCGAGGTAGATGTGGTGCAGCATGTTGTATACGTTCGACCGGGCGTAGATGTCGCGTATGGTCCGCTCAACCGTATCCAGCCACAGGCGGACAGGCTTGAACTCGGTCAGGTCCTTGTCGGAATACCCGAGCTTGAACCAGGGCCTCGCCGGGGAGTTTATCCCTGCCTGCATCCCGGCGGCGGTAACGCCAAGCGCACGGGTGGCCGTCCCGTCCAGGATCTTGTGCTTCTTTAGCCGACCCTGCTTGTCCTCGTCGTTGTCGCAGCCCTGTAGGTTGCGCCCGTGCCAAGGAAGAAGGTATTGGCGTATGTCCTGCCAGATCGGGTCGAATTCGGTCCGGTCAAGCTCCATCTGCCTTTCTCGCTGGCGTATGGACTCCATGGCTTTCGGGTCTAGTTTCATCTTATGCCCCCAACAGGGATTTCTTCTGGGAAGGGATGGCTGGCGTAGCCATTCCCCCGGTCTTGTTCGTGGCCGAGGCTGCGGCAGCCGCGTTCGCGTTGTTGTTCTCGACGGCCCGTCGCTGGTCGGTTGCAACCCTCTTCACGGACTCGGGGATGATCGGCGCTTCCGGTGCTGGTATTTGTGGCGTCATGCACATGGTGTTTTCTCCTTTAGCGCCTACGCTGCAGCGCACTTATTGGTTCTTCGCGGGGGGTTGCGTAGGTCGGGGTCTGTTCAACCTTCGGGGCTCCTCCATACTTTTCCATTCTCGCGCTAACGCTTGACCTCTTGAGGTTTTCACCCGTCTTTCCACCTATCATGTTTCCTATCATATACTGGCCATCAAGGCCATTCCATCCTGCTCCCATGCACATAATACCGCCTCCTGTTAACCAAGTACATCGTACTTGTTGTTCGCCACTGCTGGCTTTCTATTCAATCCAGGTATCCCTGGAACCTGCTGTCTCTTCGGGAATACCGCCCCGACATCCTTTATCCTGGACATGCAATCGAACATGTCGTCATGGAGTCCAACTGGAAAAGCCTCGTACTCGTCGTTTATGAACTCAGCCACGAAATCGCGCATTTTGTTCTCGTGGTCAAGGAACAAAAGACGCGGAGGTAGCCAGAACCTCCCGGTCTCGAAGTCCGGGACGAGCCTTCGTATCCGGTCGTTCTTCGGCATCGTCCCGCCAAGCGGGGTGATCTCGAATCGGTAGTTCCGGTTTTCCATCTCGGATTCAATGTGCTCGATGTCGGAGTCCTTGCCATACTTCTCGTACCCGACGGCGTTCGGGGACCAACGCTCGACGAAGTCGAACATCTTGGCGGTCCGCTCGGTAAGGTTGAGTCGGTCGCGCAGCCCGTCCAGCAGGTAGGTGTTCCCGTCCGGGGCCAGCCCGAGGACAACCATCACGGTGTAGTCGTTCGATTTCTTCTTCTCCCCGGCGGGGTCGCACAGCAGGTACCTGTTCCAGGTAAGGTCGGCCTCGATCCGGCTTGTCTGCTTCAGCCATTCGCGCTTGAAGCCCTGGGCCGCGTCGGCGATAGGGTTCTGCAGCATCTGGGAACCGAATGTGTAGGGGCCCATCTGGGTCCGCTTGTCCCGCAGCTGCTTGGCGGTAAGGAACACCGGACGGCCATCCACCGTCCCGTCGTGCGTCGCCGTGTGTATCCTCGGTGTTGCCGCCCCGCGTTCCATCACGGTGCGCCAGGTGTCGTTGAAGTGGTAGCGTGTCCCGATGTACCGCACTTTACCGCCATGGGCGCCGAGGTTGAGCGACAACTCCCACGCCTCGGTTGTCTTCTTGATCTGGTCCTCGTTCGTCACGGACTCGCGGGTCACGACGTCGTCGTAGATCAGGCGGTTGAAGTGGCGGGAGGTAGGCTGCCCGTCCACCAGCCCGTGCGCCTCGACGGTTGCCTCCTTCGGGTTGGATGTCCGGCGGACCGTTATGCCTCCGTCAAGCGACCAGGCCGGGGAATCCTTCCGCGGGTTGGCGTACAGGATCTCCGGGAACAGGGCCTTGAGGTACTCGTTGTCCTCGAGCTCCGTCTTGATCTGCTTCAGGAAGGCCTTGGCGATCGGCCTGGTGTGGGAGAATATGCCGCAGGTGACGTTCGGGTCGTTCAAGATGTCCTGGATGGTGAGCGCGAACGTGATGATGGTGGACTTGTAGTGCTCGCGGGCCCACAGGTCCAGCATTCCATCCGGTTCGGCCTCCACCTCCCGGCAGCGGGCGTACAGCCAGTCGTGGTCCACGTCTCGCCGCTTCATCGCCACGGTGAGCAGGAAGTACAGGTCCTCCTTGCAAAGGCGGAGCTGCTGGGCCTGGTCATCCTCCTCCATTATTCCGGAGTAGATGTAGTTGGCCTCGGCCCTCGTCAGGTTGGACAGCGGATGGATCATTTCGTGTATATCCCCCGGCTTCCCATGTCGGAAACAGGTACGTGCATGGCGATCTGTTCAAGGATCATGTCGGCTCCGTAGGTGTCCTCGGAGTCGGTTGGAGCCCTCGTGACCGCAAACCCGATCTTCCCTCCAAGCTCGAAGTTGAATTCATCCTGTGGAAGGTCGGTCGTGAAAGATACTATCAGGTTATGGTACTGCTGGTTGTCAACGGATTTGATAAAGCTAAGGATTGACTGGGTGGTGTGGGTCTTCGGCGCCCCCTGCGGAGGGCTGTATTCCCAGGTGAAGAATAGTTTTATGTCGCCCGATCCCGCTGTGCTTGGACGTATGTGGGCGTGCACCTCGATCGGAAGGTATAGCCCTTCCACCGGGTAGTACGCGTAGTCGTGGGGGATCTCGAACGAGGAGGAAAGGGACTCTTCCGTGGTTGTTCCATTGAAACACCACACCCGGCGCGGAACTCCGCCTATGGTATGGTTCTCCTGGTCCGGAGCTGCGTTTGCCCCGGCAGCCACCCAGGGATGGCTAGGGTATTCGTCGCGATACGCAACGGCATCCCCGCGGGCTTCCAGGTGCCCGGAGGGCTCGAACATCGAGTAGTTCCCCTGCCTGTAGCTCCCTATCTCAAGCGGATCTGATATTTCATCGTACGGACTCTTTCTTTCAAAGCTCATTCCTGTCCTCCCATGGACGCCATCCGGTCCTTCTTCATCAACTCTATGCGCTCCTCGAGTTCACGGGTCTTGGCCCGCGCCTCCTCGTCCTTGGTGTTCGTCTCCGTCACCTCGGTAAACAGC